GTGATGGAGGCAGTGTTAATATATATGCAGGTGAAAGTGGTGGTGCTGGTTCAGATGGAGGTATAAACTTATTTGGAAATACAACAGTAGATGGGACGATTAATAGTGGAGCGATAACAAGTAGTGGTTTGCTTGGAGTAACAGTTGCATCTGGATATGCGGCCACGTTTATGGGCGGCAATGTCGGCATCGGGACGACTAACCCAAGTGCACGGCTTGACGTGCGCATTGGATCGGGTGGGTCAGGCAACCTCATCGCAACGTTCGGTAGTTCAGTAGCAGATCGGATCCGTCTCTATGACGAAGGGGCGACCTACGGGGCGAAAATCCTATCCAACGCGGGGAATCCATTTCTGATTGCAGCCGGTGAGCCAGGGAGCAACGCCCCACTCGCTCTCGGTGCGAACGGCACAGAGTACATGCGGATTGTCTATAGTGGCAACGTCGGCATCGGGACGACGACGCCGCTTTCAAAACTTTCAATCAATGGTGGACTTCATGTTGGCGGAGACTCTGATGCAGGTGATAATAATTTATTAGTTGATGGTAATGTTACATTAGGAACTGCTGGTAGTGGCATATCAATTAAAGAGGGTAGTAATGCAACTATGGGCATAGCTACTCTTGTGGCTGGAACGGTAACCGTAAACACAACAAAGGTAACTGCAAATTCAAGAATATTTTTAACAGTAAATGGTGGAACACTTACAAACGTAGGTGCTACATATATTTCAGCAAGAACAGCGGGGACATCATTCACGATTACATCTATGAATATTTTAGATGCCAGTGACGTATCGTGGTTCATTTGCGAACCAAATTAATTTAACGAACCTAAAAATACAGAAATTATAGTAATACCATAATGAGTAGTCAAATACCAAATACGGAAGAGCAAAACATGGAAGTGGAAATGTTGCGGATGCTCAATGATGTCAAAAACAAGTTGGAAGAAACCAATACAAGACTTGGTGAGAATCATTTAGAGCTTGTGGAAAATTTTGGAAAACTAACAGCATGCACAGCGGTTTTAGAGACAAAACTTGAAGCGATAGAAGTGCAAACAACTTTGACAAATGGAACTGTTAAAGGTCACGAACGGTTCAACAACAGACTTGTTGGACTGTCTTTAATTGGTGGATTGGTAACATTCATAATCTCTGTTTTTCTTTATGTTTACTTACCAAAATTTCTTGACAAACTTGACAACTCAATGACTACTACAACCAAACTTGAAATAATTCATAAACAAAACGGAGAACTGAAGCCATGAAAGAAAAAATAGATGGTTATATTTTATTAATTCTTGTGGTATCTGCTGTACTGATGTCTGCGTTGGTGATGGTTGGATTATTCTTTATTACAATTCCAAAAGAGAATCAACAAATGGTCAACATTTTCGCTGGTGCCATTATAACTGGAGCACTTTTGACTGTCTATAACTATCGTTTTGGATCTAGTCAGGGTTCGGCGAAAAAGACAGATATTATGGCGAAACCCGACGAAGTTTTGACTGAAGAAAAAAATAAATAATAGTTAATTTTATCGGCAATATTGACTATCTTACGATAAGAAAGGATGGGCAATATGAATACGCCGAATCATCAGGAAGCAATCAGAAAGTGGCAAAGGAAACACGGGCTTGCCTATCTGCGAGAATATCGGGCAAAACATAGGGATGAGTGCCGATAAGACTGATATAATGAAAACTGAAGCTGATACTAAAATTATTGAAGCTAATACAAAAACAGAAACAAAGGTGCAGTGATGCCAGAATTTGGATTGAGATCGATTCGAGAACTATCGACTTGTGATGAAAGACTTCAAAGAATTTTTAATGAAGTTGTTAAGTATTTTGACTGCACAGTTATTGAGGGACATCGCGGAGAGGAGGCACAGAACAAAGCCTTTGATGAAGGAAGATCGAAATTAAAATATCCAAATGGTAAACACAATAAAATTCCTTCTCTTGCTGTGGATGTTATGCCATTTCCGATTGACTGGAAAAATAACGAACAGATTGCTTACTTTGCCGGTCAGGTAGTAGCTACAGCCCGAACGATGGGAATCACTCTTCGATGGGGACACGATTTTAATATGAACAACAAACTAAACGATCAAAAGTTTATAGATGCTCCACACTATGAAATCGAGGATTAACTATGAAAATAAATAAATTGCAAGTAGGGGATTTCCTTTTTTTTCATACAGAACCTAAAAATACTTTTGACAGAATAATTCCTTTCGGTATTCAAGAACTTACAAATTCGCTTTGGAATCACGTAGAGACAATCTATGAAGTGCAAGACAATGATGTTTTATCTGCCGGTGCTTTGTCTGAAGGATATAAAATCAGAAGCATCCGAGAGGCAATCAGCAAGGAAGATGTTAGAATCTCAGTCAGACGTTATCACGGAGATGGAGTTGGTGGAAAAGAACTAACAGACGAAGACAAATTTAAAATTCATCATCAAATTAATTTAATTCAAAATGCTCCGTATGGCTTTTCTCAGATAGCTTTTCTTGCTGTCCTTAGCCAAATTAATAATGTAACCTTGCCGTCTTATATTTTAAGGCAAGCGATGGAAGAGTTACAAAAGATGCTTGACTGTGGACAGACTCAAATGATATGTTCTGAAGCAGCATACAGAGTTGTGGCAAGGGCTGGATTACCAATTAGAATTTTAAATGATGATGCAGTTCAGGATTATTATAATGCAACCGGATCAATAATGGATTTATACCGTGCTACGAAAAAAGAAGATCAGTTAAATCCTTTGATCGAAAATTGGATTACTCCAAAAGATTTATCACTATCGCCGGATTTAATAACTATGGGCGATTTAGAAGTAGGTTGGAGATAGCCGAAGATAATTCAACTCAAAACAGGAGAACTAAAATGAAGAAATTTATTTTTGCAATGTTACTTGTATTTACAGTTGCTCTATCTGCCTGTGATTGTTCAGGTGTCAAAAGCTCACTTCAAGATTGGAGCAAAGAGAGATCAGATTATCAAGCAAGAATTTATGTCAAGGATTCTCTTTTGGTCACCTACAAAGATTCTTTAAAAGAATGTCAGCAAGACAAAAGGCAACTTAATTTTTGGAAAGAAGCAGAGTAGTTTTCTTCCCTGCCAAGTGCCACACTTGAGCTTCCCTCCTTGTCTCAGGTGTCTTGCCTCTGGTGCTTGGCGGTGGTTTTATTTCTTCCATAATCTTCAAAAACCTTAATAAAACACACCTTTTTGACTCTGAAAAATTAATCTTCAAAACTCACTTCTTTGTTTACTTTTACGTAACTTATTGTTATATAATAACAAGTTATACGATTGATTGTTCATTGAAAACTTGAGGCATTTTGGAAGGTAAAACCAGATGATGAACTTCCCGGCACGGAGTCGCGGGAAGAGAAGATGGTGAAACTGGAGGCCGACAAACAAAAGCACGCTGGTTTTTCTGTGCAAGGTTTTTTGTTGAAATCGTCACAACAGTGCTGCTGCGAGATGGAAAGAACTTTCGTGGTAAATCCACGCAGAAGAAAGTCCGCAGAGATAATTTGAGTATGCTCGCAGTTGTTCAACAAAATTCGCCAAATTGAAAGAAGCAGTAGCAGACAGCGGTAAGCAGTTTGTATTGAGATTTGAAAAGCAGGTGACAGTGAAGAACGCATTTGAGTTCACGACTCAACACCTGCTCTATAATAGAGTAAGAAGATCTTACTCAACATATAAAACACAAGGAGACAATCATAAAAAACCTACAAAACAAAACTGTATTTGTTATTAAAAACAATCACTTAATCAACATGACAAAGTTGCAAATGTTATCTATAATCTCGTCACCAAACAGATATAAACAAGAATATCATGGCAATGGCAAAAATGGATGGTACGGTGATACCTTTCAGTTTATTCTTGCAAACGACTTAGAGAATAATTTTTTGATAGAACAAAAATCAATCAGATATTCTTATAGGTTTCACAAAACCGCTGTCAGAATAAATGGATTAATACCAACTGCAAAAACATATAGAGATTTCAGAAATTTAATTTCTAAATAAAACTCAACCATCCACAAATAAAACTATTGGAGATAATCATGAATAAGCAAGGGACTTCAAATCAACCTAAACTCATTAAAACCACTCTCCGTATTTATTTTGAAGGACACATGGGAAAAGGTGTTTTTGGAAAAATAAAATGTTCAAAAAATATTCATCCAGATGGATTTATAGACATTGATTCAGTCAATCCAAATGACTGGACAATCAGCAACAATGGAAGAACTTTCTTTTGCACTCCCGATGAAACTGTTTATCTCATTCCAAAATCAGATGCAGTCAAAAAAAGAATAAATACTTCTTGTATTGATGAAGTTAGGAGTATCTTATTTGATGTTTCAACATCTAGAATTACAGACAACCAAGAAATATTAACTAACATTTTGAAATGTAAAAACTTACTGGATGTATTTTTGGTAGAAGAGATGAAATAATGAAAAACCAATTCTCAAAATCCCTCTCCACTCAAGAAATATTCCAAGTAATTCCAGAAGCAAGGATTGAAAATAAAGAAAAACAGGAAATTCTTGATCTCCGTATTCGCACATATAACTCCATCTGGTGGTATCTCAACTCTAAGGTGCTATCATGAGTGAGAAAGAAAAAGAATATATGCGACGAGAAGCAGTAAGGTTCGTTAAACAGATAATTCGAGATGGTGCATCTGATGGAATTGTGATCAAAAAATTTACGAACTTCGGTTATTCAAAGACAACTGCTGATTCGTGTCTTGAAGAAGCGAAACTTGAAATACTTAAAAAACAAGGAGAAGTGAAATGAACTTCAAAGAGTTACAAGACAAAATTGGAACACAAATTGAATCAGACTGGCATCAACACAAAAATGGTAATGGGTGGGTGCACAAAAATGCAGTATTAGAAGAGTCTTGCTTTGTTAGTGAAAATGCCATTATGTTTTCAGGCAAGGTGTCTGGCAATGCTCGGGTGTCTGGCAATGCTTGGGTGTATGGCGATGCTCAGGTGTCTGGCAATGCTCGGGTGTCTGGCAATGCTTGGGTGTATGGCGATGCTCAGGTGTCTGGCAATGCTCGGGTGT